TGACCGCTAAAGCAGCTAACGAAATTGGTTCAGATAACCTTCAAGGTATGATGGAACAAGCTGAAGTTGAAGCTGATGATCGAGAAAGACGAATAATGAAAGCTGGAGGTATGCTTAAACAAGAACCAGAAAATGTTCCTTCTGTTATTGTTGAAGAGGAAGATCCTACAAAACAAAAAAACAAAGAAGTAATGAGAATTATGGACCCTCGTTTAAGTTTATTTTCTAGCTGATTAATCGTAGAGCCACCTGTTCTAGTCAAACAGCCCTCTACATAACTTTAAAAAAGTAAAATACCTTTTGATGCCACCTTACTTGGGCAAGCACTTATGAGAAGACGTTCTTGGAATAAGCCACCTTCGGTACAGTAAGCACAAAGGAAGGAGAGTAAAAATGACTGATAATGAAAATGTAGCTTCTACAGAAGAAGCACAAAATGAACCAGTACCTAATCCGTACAACATGAGAAAATCATGGCATACGGAAGATGTTATGCCTAAAGAAGGTTTATCTGCTGATAGTTTATTTGTTGAGCCTAAAGAAACTAAAAAAGTTGAAGAAGGAAACCAACAAATAGAAGAACAAGAAGCAGTAGAAAAAAGTAAACCTTATTCAAAGCCTAACTATAAAAAAAGGTACGATGACTTGAAAAAGCATTACGATAGTAAGCTTAACGAGTTTAGAAGTAGAGAGCAAGAACTTATAAATGAAGCAACCGCTTCAAGACCTGAGTATAAAGCTCCTAAAACTATTGAAGAACTTGAACAATTTAAAGCACAATATCCTGATGTTTATGATGTGGTTGAAACTGTTTCACACTTATCAAGTGAAGCCAAAGTCTCTGAATTAAATTCTAAGATTGCGTCTTTACAAGAAAGAGAAGCAGCATCCTTGAGAAAAGAAGCGGAATCGGAGTTACTTAGTAATCATCCTGATTTTGCAGACATTCGAGAAAGTGATGATTTTCATCAATGGGCTGAATCTCAACCAGAAGATATTCAAGCATGGGTTTATAACAATCCTAATAATGTTCGTTTAGCAAGTCGAGCAATTGACTTATTTAAACAAGACACAGGATTGGCTTCTAATGAGAAGAAACAGACTTCTAATAAGTCTAACAGAAGTTCAAGCTCAAGGGCTGCGGATATGGTATCTACCAAGACTACAACGATAGATGCTACAGCAGAACCTAAAATTTGGACTCAAGAGGAGATCGCAGCATTGCCTATGGATGAGTTTGATCGTCTCGAATCCGAGATAGATCGAGCTTTAGAAGAAGGTAGAGTTCGCGATTAAAAAGTAACTATTAACATTTAAAGGTGACTTAAAATGGCTTATAATCAATCCGATGCTTTATTCGAGCAATCGACTGATACTAATGGTAACTTTGGTAACTCCGTAACTGGACAAACTAATGCATTCTTCATGCCTAAGGTTTATTCCAAGAAGGTACTTAACTTTTTTAGAAAAGCCTCG